TGGAAATTACCCTTTGATGCAATTAAAGCAGTAACTCCAGCACCATTTCCGTTTCCAACTATACTAACTGGGGGTGCTGTTGTATATCCTAATCCTGGTTCTGTGACATTTACGGAAGTTACTACACCACTTGTAATACTTACAGTAGCAGTTGCCCCACTACCAGTTCCACCTATTGTTACTGTAGTTCCAGATCCATATCCAGTGCCACCAGATGTAACAATAAAATCTTTGATACCATCTGTAATTTTGAACGTTGTAGTATAACCAGTAATTCTTGCAAGATTATCAATCTCTGCAATACCAGTATCTAATCTCTCATTAGAGAATTCCATCAATTCAGCAACTAGACCATAGGTCTGAATTCCATCTAATTGTCTAAATGGTTTTTCATGTTCAACAAATTTAATTTGAAACAATTGATCTGTTAGTGGTAGATAAATTGCATCACCTTCATTAGGTCTGAAGGCTGATACTAAATTATTTGAAGATGAGATTAGATCTTCCCACCTTCGTTTAGCAATTATAAAAGTTGCTTCATCAGCAATCCTCACACCAAATTTTGATAATAGAGATCCATCTCCCTCAAATCCTTCATAATTGGAAATGTACGTCTCAATCATGTAATTTTCATCAAACTTAGAAAGAACGTCTTCTGTAAAGAGGTCATCCTCCTTTACAATTTCTCTTGGTAGATAGTAAACGTCATGACCATAAATTTTCAAAGATTCTATAATTAAATCTTCGTATAGTCTTTGTTCTGATCTGGTTCCACCAGAGAAGTAAACATTTTTTGCCATATCATCCTACAAAGTCAAGAGGTGGAAGTTCGTATGTACTCAGCATTTTACCTTCGAGTTTTTCCAACTCAGCAGCTGCATCATCATAAAGTTGTCGTCCATTAAATTCAACTCCCCCCGGCATTTTAATACCAGAAAATTTAATTAAATTTTGACCCCATTGTTTTTTAATTAATGATGTTAGATATTCTTTTACAAACCTTTCATTATAGAGTTTAGTAAAAGTTACTGGATCTAATGCTCTATAACAATCGATTACAATATATTCATTTACATAAATTCTACTCCAGTCAATATCCAAATATAATCTATTTTGTACTTTATTATACCTAATAGGTTTTTGACCTTCAAGCAAAAACTCCAATGTTTGGATATGCTGCATAGTCATCTCTAAAGTTAAGATGTCATATGAGTTAAAATTATAAAAATCATTTAAAAAGAATTGATATCTAAATCCAAACATGTTTCCAACATATGTGTTGGAAATTGGTAGAACACCTTGGACACCAATAATATGATCTGGTACGGTCAAATACCCTCTACCTTCATCAAAATCTAAAGTTCTGGAAGCAGGAGTGGCACCAGCATTAGTGTCGGTTTTTTGAGTAGTTACGTTTCTACCCCTACCAGTATCAATATCATCTTGAGTAATTTTATACTTTAAGTATACACGCTCAACTCCATCATAAACCCTTTCATTGAAAAGTTGAATTGTATCATCAATTAGATCTTCTATTTGATCATCATCAACATTTATTTCAATAACTGGTTTACCCAATTTACGGAGAGAGTACTCCTTTAATTCAGTCCTGCTGTTTGGTTTTGCCATTATTTTGCTTTACTGGTGGTTTTTCATCATAATTTCCACCATCACTTGGTTCATCTTGTTTCATACTCTCAATCACGGCGGTTAATGTCATAACACGAGATTCAAGAATTATGTTCTGTTGTGTCAATTGAGTAATTTTAGTGCTCATTACTTGCATTAAATTATTCGCTTCTTCAGGGGACATAATTACCTCATAATTTTAATTATTTATCAGTATGTGCCACCGTCCAAAGTAGTAGTCCATACAGGAACACCAGTTGCACCATTAGTAGTCAGAATTTTATCTGATGTAGTAATATCAGCAGAACCTGGAGTAGCAGTTGTGGTTAGTCTCTTAAACTGATCAAAGAATGGAACACCACTAGTGTTACCAATTTCTAATTTTACAGTATCGAAATATGCTTTACCAACTGTACCACTGAATACTTGTGCAGTATTTGTTGCATCTGGAATGTATGTGAAGTAGTAAGTTGTTGAACCACCCTCAGAAGTTCCAGACTCATCATATCCAAAGAAACCTTGCTTTAGACTACCGTTATAATATTTGAATTCAATACCACGATCTTGGTTATCGTCAGCACCTTGAGTGAATGTTAGTGCGACAACTGCTTCATTTGCACTTGCTGCAAGACCACCGGTTAGGTTTGCACTAAGGGTAATAGTCTTAGTTCCTGTGTTAATAGAACTAATAGTAGTTCCACTAGGAACTGCTGCATTTCCAGAAACAACATCACCTGCGTTTAGACCATCTACACTGTCAAGAACAACATTTGCTTGACCACTGTTTGCTGCAGTCTTAACAGTCTTTTCACTGATACTATCTCCTAAAGTGAAGACAGGATCATTAATGGTCATCTGAGTGGAGTTGACCGTTGTAGTTGTACCAGCAACTTGCAAGTTACCACGGACAACAACGTTACCACCAGCATCACCACCTGCTGGGAAAGGGTCAATAGTAATAGTTTGAGCACTATTGTTATCACTATAAATTGTTGATCCAATAATTCTTAGATCACCAAAGTCAACTTCCGTAGATGCATTACCAAGGTTTAGTGTATTTGCTGCACCGAATGCATTAACTGTAGTAGCAGTTGTATTGAATACATTTTGAGTTGTCTCAGTACCAACTAAAGTACCAGAACGTAGTGTGGTTGTTCCAGCAGCTGCACCAATGTTTAATGCAGAAGCAGCACCAAATGCGTTTACCGTTGTAGCGGTAGAGTTGAATACATTCTGTGTTGTCTGTGTACCAACTAAAGTTGGGTTGTTTAGAGTAAACGTACCAGTAGTAGCACCAACGTCAATCGCAGTAGCAGTACCGAATGCATTAACGGTAGTAGCGTTAGTTTCTAGTAAGTTAAATGTGGTTTGGTTAGTGGTTAGATCTCCACCATCGATGTTTAGATCGTTATCGATGTCAACATTACTAGTTCCAAATGTAATTAACTCAGAACCATTTGTTGTATCAATATCAACGTACTTATTAGCACCTTCTTTGATTGTAAATGCGTCTACAGTGTTATCCTGAAGAGAGAAATTAGTAGCATTTTGGAAATTAAGATCTCCAGCAATACTAACATTACCAATCAAATCAACATTAAATTTATCTGCACCACCTACAGATAGATTAAGAAGTCTTGATGCAGATGCAGAAGCACTGTTAGTTACATCAACGTCAACACCATAAAATGTTGCACCAGCATTATTCCATGTTGCACCAATGTTTAGTGCTGTATCTGCAGTACTCAACGATGGAGTTGTAATATCCAAAGCACCAGAGAATGAGTCAACTACAAATCTGTCAGTTGAACCATCGGTGATTTTGAATGTGTTAGTTCCTAGAGTAGCAGCGCCGGCAATAACTACATCACCAGTACCATTAGTATCTACCGTAAGGTCACCGTTACTGTTTGTTGTGGAAATAGTATTTCCATTTAAAGTAATATTATCTACATTCCATTCATCGACCTTTTTAGCAGAGTCAACAATCGCTGAAGAGTTTGCAGTTATTGTTCCATGACCATGATCTAAAAGATCGGTAAAATATTTACCACCAATAATATCAATATTTGCAGCATCACCAGATGTTTCAGTTCCTCTACCAACAAACAGTTTACCGAAAGAAGTTACTGAAGCACTTTGTGCGTCTGTATACGTACTAGTACCTTCACCGTAGGCAAGTTCACCTTGCCCAAGCGCTCCTGGGGTTGCTGTTGGGTTAGTACTAGATCTTTTGATCTTTAAAATAGTTGCCATTTTTTGATACCTATTGGGGAATTAGAAGTTGCCGCCGTTTATTTTAAGACCGCTTTTTTCAATAACATTTTCAGCAATCCACGTATTACTTGCTGCATCATATTGTAAAAGAGCGCCATCAGTTGCATTATTAAAATTTACGTCAGATAAATTTGAAAGAGTATTAACTCCTCCAGATGTGACTTTGATTACTTGCGGTTGATTGGATACTGTAACTTTCGTGTTCATGTTACGTTGTTACTCCTGGGTTTATAGTTACTAAACCTTCTATGACTCTGGTTTTATTTCCAGCAGCTGATGTAATCACAACATCATACAAATATCTTCCCTCATCGAGAGATGATGTATTGGTTGCTGTTAGAGATAATGTTACAGTTCCTGCAGCATTTACAGAAACTGTAAATGGAGTTGATGTAGAACTGTAATATGACTTTTTAATTTTAGCCGCACCTGAATATCCAGTCAAATCCCAAGCCGTATTAAAATCATCGAAGATTCCAATATCTGCAGAAAAATCTGCTCCTTGGTCAATATAAAGATTGTGAACAGCCGCCATAGGAGTTTACCACTTGTTTTTATTTATATGATTTCTCTAATATTTATCTATTAGTTAAACTTAACAGGAGAGATTTTATCTCATCTAATTCATTCTTGATGTTTTTCATGTCAGATTCCATCGAATCTACACGATTATTTTTCATCTTACGAATTTTATAATTATTCATATAATCTTCGTAGTCCTGTCTACTGTTGTTTATTACAGCAGTAGACTTTGGATCTCTTACTAGGTCTGGATGACCTTCAACTTTTAATGTATTCATTAAATTGCCAATGCCATTGATCTAAAGTTTTTAATCTTAGGAACATTACTTTGATCATTTCCTATCATCACGACCTTAATACTGAACTCTTGGAACTCAATAATATTTTTAAGTTCAAAATCAAATGCCCTATATTGAGTATTTGTTTCTGAAGCAGGATAAGAAATTGCGGGAATTTCAATGTAACTCATATTATCAAATGATCCAGGTTGACTATCACCTTTGACTTTTGCAAAGACTTTAATATCATTATTTCCGGTTCTAATAGCATCAAACAAGACTTTTATTGATGTAGATTCATTTTCCAATGACACATTTTTAGTAATATAACAAGAATGTTTTCCACCAGACGGTAGAAGTTCTGATGTTAAATCTAAAGCACCACTGGAAAGAGTTTCTTTGTTTATTCTATTTGAAATCGTAACAATAGAAGAACCTTGTAAATCAATCACCGGACTTAAATAATCATTTGTCGTTGACAAAGTAATTTGTGTATTTAATGTACCAGGAGAACCACCAGCATATGTGGTGTTATTAACTGGCGATAGTGCAATTCTAGGATCTGTCAATAAATTTTCTACATTGTTCTCAATTGACTCATATCCTTTTTTAACAAATGATTTTTGACTGGTGTTTCCAATGCTAGTTCCAGATACAGAACCCAGTTTAACTTGGCATACAGTATCCTGTGGGACTAATGATGATATTTGAGGGGTAATTATTTCATAAGAAATATTTCTAGATGCACGAATATCATTTCCTCCACCCCTCTTAGTTGAGTTAGCAGAATAACCTACAACAAATTCATATTCATCTAAACTAATAACATTTGTTATTTGTACATCTGTGTTTATCTGACTCAATGGAATTCCATTCAATTGGAAACATTGTACTGGTGTTTGCGCTAGGTGGATTGATGCAGTAGTTCCCAAAGCACCCCTAAGACATCCGGTTAAAGTATTTCCAGATAATCCAGTATAAGAAATTATTTCATTTTCAATCTTAATAAAACCAGAATTTGATCCAGACACTGCAGCATTATTAATAGTACCCCATCCTTCAATTGTACCTATGTTTGAAATTGAAGAATTAGTAATATCATTCAAACTAATTGTAGTTACAGATGGTGTTATCCCGGACGATAATAATCCAGAAGATGTATCTGATTGAACTCCAGTTATACTAACCTTATTCTCATTTTGATGCATACCATGATTTGGTTGTGTTACTCTAATTACAGATGATCCATCCACCATATAAAGTGCATTTGATTGCAGTTTTTGTGCAGGGATAATTTTGTTATTTAAAATTGCAGTATAAGTTGTTCCAGTTTCAAATTTCGCCCTATTTAATATAAACTTAATATCTTCATATTGATCAGAAATCCATGTTGAGGAGTTTGCAGACTTAAATACAACTCCAACATGAGGTTGTCTATCAATTGTAACTCCAGATGAAATATCTGCTTCACCTACTCTAGATACCCACAAATTATATTTTGTAGAACTACTTTTAATAGTAAAAGCATATTCATTTATATCAGAAAGATATATAGGATTTGCAAAATTAAATTTAGTAGAAGCAGTCGAATCAGTGGAAGTTATTATACTAGAAGCTGGTAATGTTACCACTGATCCGGGAACAATATTAGCGGTTGGACTACCATTAACAACTGTTCTTAGTTCAACTGTAACTGGTTCACTGACATCTTTAGTTAAGAAATAAAGTTCCAGAGATGTAATGAACACACCACCAGTTTCTTCAATCATAAAAGATTGAGCAAGTGGGTCACCACCTCCGCCGCCTGCAGGAGCTGGAGGTGGTGGTGGTGGAGGATCTGCTATAAATCTAGGGGTACTTTCTTCTACTGTAAATATAGAAACTTCTGGGACTTCTAATGTAGTTATTGTGGATGTTACATCCAACTCTGTTCCTTGTGAATAATAGACTCCAGTTGCATAAGAACCTGTTAAATTTTTAACTTGGAAATTATCTACATCATCAGATAATTTAAATTCTAAGTCTCCAGTTTCAAATGTATTTGGTGGAAGAATAACAAATGCATCTAGGTTTCCACCACCAGTTGAGGTTAGTTGTTGAGTTCTCTTACCATTTGCTCTAGTTCTTGCTAATGAAGTTTGACCCTGTATAATAAAATCATCTCCAAGTTCTACTACTTGACTATCTGTATTATCCCAGTTAACGAGACCATCAATTACCAACATAGTTGTATTTGATGTGTATCCATTGCTATCATAATCAGAAGATGCAATTTCTTGAGAAGTAAGAAATTTTGTTGGATCTTGAACAGTAGCTTCAATATATCTTCTATCTATATTTGGAGAAGTTTGAATGCCGTTAGTAACTCCACCCTGAGTATATACAAGTGCTGGATACAATATAACTTGTTCACCAACTACAAATTTATTTGAGTTATCGCTCTTCAGATCTTTAAGTATTTTTGGATATGTAAATCTAGATGCATCGGAACTTCCAATAAACAATCCATGATCCGTTCTTTGTTTTAAAGCTTTTACCGAGACATTAATAATTCTGGATCTTGCGTATCTTATATCCGTAATATCATTAATAGTATCACCAGATTCTAATTCTACATCTAGAGTTCCAACATCGTATTGTGTTCCAGATCTGCTATCTTCAACCCATGTTCCACCATTCCCACGACCTATTGTTGTTGTACCCCATCCACCCCAAACAACTCCACCAGGTACAACCAAATCAAATAATGTACTAACACTCTGTGACAGATCAATACTTTGACCTTCTATTATTTCTCTATTGGTATCATACCAAATATCTTTCTTTGGAGCCAAAGTCATGTCTCCAATATAAGAGAAAGATAAGAATGGGGTTGCATTCTCTACTCTACTTGCATATGGTTGAGATGCATATGCAACTTCAGTATATGGGATAGTTATATAATCACCACTTCGGGTAGAAGTACTACTAGAAGTATTAAAAATAAATCCAATATTATTTACATATGGATATGGTCTTACACAACCCTCATCTAAATCAATAGATGCTGTATAATCATAATTTGTAGTGTCGGCGACACTAGTGGATCTAAAATTATCTACTACAAAACCATTCTTAAATCTATTTTTACCATCCTCATCTAAAACCTGCAAATTTACAGTATTAGATTCCAGTAAACTCAATGTTGTATAATTTTCTACACTAGATAATCTTTGTTCAAGTTTACCAATATCCCTCATTGTATATTGTCTATTATCCTCAAAACTTACTTTTGCATCAAAAACACTCTTTAAATATGGAGGTAGTTGTACAGTTCCAATTAATAGTCCGACTGATGAATCCAAAGTTGACTTTGGATTTATAGAATCAGCTCCACTTACAACCTTTAGTTTACCATCTTGTGTTAGATAGATACTATCAATTCTACCCAAGTATGATTCTACATCAGAAGAGAATACGGTACCTGGGAATGGTACAGTTTGTGTTGTATAATTAATTGCATATGAATTAAAAACACTAGTAATTTCCCTATGTGGTTTCTCAAACGATCCATTCTGAGTAGCACTTGTTATTGTGGAATGAGGTGTATAGAATCTAAAATCAATAAGATCAGCCATTGATGTAGATAAAGAAGATCTTGGAATATCTTTATATGTTATATTTCCATATGATTCTATAGAATAAAAATCATTACTTAAATTGCTATGACTAAAGTAATCAAAAATAACAATGAATTTTTTAGATGGAACAGCAGAATTTTCCTTCCTGATTAGTTTCGATGGTTTATAGAAATCTGAAGTATCATTTCTAGAGAAAACGAAATCATCAGTTATATCAATATATCTACCATGTAAAGACTGTCTAACAAAAATATCTCCAACACTACTATTAGATGGAATTGTTACAGCAATTGATAAATTGTCACCAATTTGAAATTTGGTGGATTGATATGTAACATAAACTTTATTCGTTGATGTCTCGATAGAAACAATATGTGCTTTAATACTAGTGGTTTCAATAATATCACCAACTTTTAATCCAGATACAGTATTGAGAATAAGAGCATCTAATAATGCAGTACTATTATCTGCTGTTCTAACCGCTTCATGCACTCTATGTATTTTTGCTACATCAGCAAATTTTAGTGAAATTTCTTTATCTTGAACTCTAGTTCCATAGATATTATTATCATTAGAAGCACTACCATCCTTCAACTTATCAACAATCAAGAAAGTATATGTTTCTAGTTCTTTTTTTCTTATCTTTGGAGTAGCAGATCTAGTATTGTAGTATACACTAACAGGAACACCTGCAGATTCACTAGTATCTACATTAATTACGTTATTAGAACCGGAGGGTTGTACTAGATTAACACCAGAAGCAAGTCCTGTAGCTGTAGTAATTACAACTGAATTTTTATCAATAGTTTCTGATGGAGAAGCTTGAATAATAAAATCACCATTGGAACTGGTTACATATTCACCAGTATAAACTAATTTATTTACAACACTATCAGATACATTTTTTACTGGTCTAGAAGAAACTCTAGTTGTATAACCATTTCTAGATGTATAAAATTTAGTGATTAATTTTTTAACATCATAATATGTGCCATTTGAAATTCCAGCTGCCATAACAACCGCAGAAGAAGTAACCCCACTAACTTCTACATCGGTTACACCAACTCTAATTTTTGATTTAGTGGAAAGTTCTTCTGCAAACGAAGTTCCAATTCCAGTTAAACTATTGCTAGATACACTAAAAGATGAACCGCTTATCTTAACAGATTCTAATTCTAACTGAACTTCAAATCCACCAGAAGTTGTTTCAATTTCCCTTGCATTTTCCAATTTTTCTCTGGAAACTGTTGATATTGTTGGTTGCGCCGTAGTAAATCTGCTATTAGTTACAACCTCCCCAGTTACAAAACTACCAGTAACCTGTTGTAGTACAATAGTCTGACTAGAAACAGATTTTACAAAACCAGTAGCACCAGAAGTAACTCCAGTCATAAAATCATTTGATGCAAAATTATGAGCTTGACCAGTAGTTATAGTGATTGTTTGATATGTGCTAATTTCGGTAACGTATAATTTACCTTCAGTCAATCCAACTGCAATACCTCTACCAATCTCAACTCCATCAACATCTTTTAGAGAAATAGCATTCGGGAATGAAATTGCTCCCTTTACTGTAGAATGTTGAGTTTTAAAATAAGAACCAATATTTAAAGCGGAACCATTGTTGTTAAGAGTATTTGTTTCTCTTGGTTTGGGTACAATTGCATATTGTTTTCTATCAGTAGTTACTTCAAATCCTTTAACGTATGCTTTTCCAGGAGAAAGTTCTAAAGCATAAAAATCTTCCCCAAGAATTGAATCTGCTGGATCACTTGAGGATGGAACTCTTACAATTGTTCTACCATCTTTTACTCTCTCGCCAGATTTATAAACACCGTTATTATTTCCAGTATCTAAAGCTTCCCTAACAGTAAACGTATATGGTTTTACCGTATAATCCCCAGATTCATCAAAAGTTCTTCTTGCTAGATTTTTCTCAAGTTCATTATATATGGAATTTTCTGAAAGTGAAGTTAGAGTTGATTTTCCATTTTCCAAACGGAGTAATTCAATAAAATTAGCACTATTTGAAAAAGTTAAATTTTGTTTTACAAATTTTGGGTCAATTTTTAATCTATCTGCACCAGGAGAAGCAAAATTACTTGAACCTAAAGCATTATCAAATATAGTAGAGTCATCATCAGAAGTTACTAAACTTTCATTTACTTGAAGACCAATTTTATATGAAGGTTTATTTGAATATTGATCTAGAATAATTTTTTGAGTCGCTACTTCTACAAAAAATCCACGGATAAAATAAACACCAGACTGAATTGTAGCAGATGATCCTGTATATGCAGTTGCATTTTGTACCGATGTTACTGCTACTGGAGTTCCAGTTTCATCGGTAATAACCTCATTATTTTTAAATGTACTCAATTGAATATCATTTTCAAT